GAACCTTGTTGTGCTTGTAGACGAGCCGCAGTAGCTGAGGTATTTTGTAAGGCATCAGGGTCAAGACCCATAGAAGCTCGGCTTACACCGGATTTAGCTTCAACAGCATCGTCCATGTATTGCATCGCAGTTAATACCTGACCTGCGACAAAAGGAGTTGCAATATCTACAAGCGCTTGTGGTGACTTCATTCTTACTAGACCACCTATCTCGTTGTTCATTAAATCGTCAACATTAACTTGACCTTGTACATAACCTTGTCTTGGTGAGTTTGTTAGTGCTACGTTATCCATCATTCCTCTTAACATAGCAGTAGAAGAGTCTTGGTCATTCATAAGTAAGTCAGCAACACTACGACCAAAAAATGTATGTGGCTCAGGGTCAACTTCAAATACTGCAAATGGTACATCACCGTATGGCTCACACTCTAATACCTTATCATCACCACCTGCTAGTAATAATCTGTACATAACTGCAATACCTGTGCCTTCTTTATCCATTTTCATGTAGGCTTCAGTAACCGACACTTTTTTCATAGAAGGGTCAGCGTTGTGTTCATCTTCACTTTGCTCATAACCTTTACGCTCAAATGCTTCAGTATCTCTGTAAGTGTCATCTGAACTTAAACCTGATAAATTAGATATTTCTTCAAAGTCATATCCCATTGCAACTAAGTCAGATACACGCATTTCAGTTCTGTGTGCTACTATGTAAGCATCCTCTACGTTACGTGCGTTTCTGTCTACAATAAATTCTTCAGGTGGTACAGATTGTATTTTTAACTCACCAGTTTCTTTTTGATGACTAACTGTTAGCGTGTGCATTGGACTTTCATACTCTATGCCCATCTCATCCATTTCCATAGATACTTCTGTGCCATGCTCGACAACTGTAACATCATCTTCGTTGACTATCGCCATCATTTCTTCATCTGTGACGTTTGTATAAGTATGCATAGTTGCTTCAGCGTTGTCTTCCCACCAAATTTTTAGTACGCCTGTTTTTTTAACTAATGCATCATGAATTGCATCGTTTAATAGTCTATAACCATCTAATTGATTAAATTTCCAATGTGCGTATTTAGTAGCTTGTTCTGCACCAATTACATCTTTTTGACTAGTAGGTATAAACTCTACAGGATTCTCAGATGACAAGAAAACACGCATAAGACTAGGTTTAATAGCTCGTATAGTATCTCTTACCTTAGTAGCTACTATCTTAGAACGACCATCTTCTTGACCTATGTCTGTTTCACCTTCAAAATAACGCTGTGATTTAATTCTGTCTTCAGCTATCTCACTTTCAACAAAAGATATTGCAGAATCTAAAGCATCTTTAGCTATTCTTTGTACTTCATCATCAGTCATTTTCTTTAGCTCTGCCATTATGGTTGACTCCCTGTAAGTTTACGCCCTAATATACCTAAAATGCCTTCAATGCCTGAACTACCTACTGGGTCGAGTGTTTTCCCTATATCAGCACCTTGTACTTTAGCTTGTACATCCCCATAGCTTTTTGCCGCGCCTTGTATTAAATTATCCATTAATTGTGTTAATTTTCTCATAGCGTTATCATCAATTAAAGCTTTTTGTACTAGGGCAGGGTCGCTAGAAGTAACAATACGAACAAATTCTTGTGCTTGTTCAGGAGAAATCGCTCTGTCAGTAAAATAATCATAGATTTTATTAGCTATACCTAAAGCACTTAAATTAGTATTACCATCTGCTGTTCTTCCAAACACACCTTTAGTCAATTCTTTTGTATTGTAAGCTGTTTGTGAACCTGAAATTTGTGGTATTACTCCGGCTGAAGCGGCTGATTTATGTGCAATGTTGGCTTTTGTTATAATTGTGTCTAAACTTTCTTCAGGAAACACCATTTTTAGTATTTTATTTAGATTTTTATCGCCTTCTGCTAATTCTCTGATTTTTCCTATAGTTTGATTACCTTGGAATGATACTAACATACCATCACGCAAACTTTGCATTGCTCCCGGAACATCTTTAATTTCATTTACAAAGTCTTCTACTTCTAATGGATTTCTACCTAAAATTCTTTGTCCTACAATATAAGCTTCTCTTGTAGTACGTAAATCTGATGCACCTTTTCTAATTGCTTTAAGTTCAGGCGTAAATTTATCTAACTTAGATTTTAAATTAGCCATGTTAGATTTAGCTACTTGATATAAATCTTTTTCACCTGCTCTAAAAAGTCTATCTTTTTCATTTCTTAACGACCTATATACAATTTCCGCATCATGTATTGTTGGTTGTCTAGTTAATACTGGTAGACCATCATCATCTAATTCATAAAACAATTTTTTCTTGATGTCAGACCCTGCATTCATTTTATTTATTGTATCTGCTCCACCATCAAATTTTCTTATAGACTCTAATAGTGTATCAGTCATCTCACCATCTAATTCTCTATTGTTTTTTGGGTTTTTAAATATTGAATTATATTTTGCAGTTTCGTCTAATGTAAATTCATCATCTGTTTTTTTGTATAATTTAATAAGATTTTCTTCTATGCCGCCTCTATCAATTGATTTTTGCATTGTATCTTTTAAATCTGTTCTTGTTATTTCAGGTCTACCCGGAATACGTTCTGAAATAGTCTCTCCAGTTTGTAAATTAATTTTTTTCTCAGCACCTTTAACTGTTGTTTCTAAATTCTTTTTAGCTATTCCATGGTCTGCCACTAAATTTTTTATATAGCTGTTGAGAGAAATATTTTCAGATATTATGCCGCCATTTGCAATTTCTTGAATAATTTCATCATTAGATAAACCAGTTTTACTTTCTAATTTAGCTAATTCCTGTCTCACTCCTTTTTCTATTTTTGTGTTTTTCTTTTTATCAAACTTTGCAAATATTTTTAACACAGTATCTGCTATTCCCTCTATTGAACCTGTTGACATTTTACTAGCCACATTACCTGCTAAACCAAAAGCTCCTGCAATTGGTGCGCCTAATACATAACCTTGTCCAAAATCTTTGCCCATATCTAAAATTGAGCCGGGGTCTTTTAATGATAATTCATCGTCACTTACACCTACGCTGTAAACACCTGTACTTATACCTGCTCGGTTCATACTTGTGCCTAAAGATTGTTTTGCTCCTTTTGAGCCTGATTTAAATATACTACGAGACATTCTAAACAAATTACCAACAGAGGCTTTCCAAGCAGGTAGTCCACCAAAAACAGACAATATAGTTGGTGCTACAGACCCTGCAAGTTCTAAAGATAAAGCTTCGCCCGGATGAGCTTGAGCATACAATGCTATTTTTTCACGTGCCTCATCTCTTGCTTGTTCGTATGTAACTCCATCATTAATTCTAGAACTCAAAAAACCCTCTATTTCATCTGCAAAACCAAAAGTTAGACCTTGTGCAAACATTCTTCCTTTTTCTTTTTTTACAGGTGCTGATGTGCTTTCATCTACAAACGTTTTGTTACCTTGCAATATAGCTATTTGTTCAGCATTTATAGATGATGCATTAGAAATATTTTCAACATCAGTTTCTGTGCCATTTCCCATCAACAATAATTTTTGCTGTTCATTTAAAGCCATTAGTTACCTCTATATTTTTTCCATGCATTTTGTGTTGTGTTGGTTTTACCAAGTATTTTATAAAACTTGTTTTCTGTCATATCATCATACAAAGCTAAAAACTGCATTCTTTCGTTAATGTTTTTACCAAACCACAAACCTGCACCATCAATAGGTCTGCCAAACTCGTCAACCATACCACTAAAACTTTGTTGTATGTCATTTGCAATATCTTTAGGTAAAGCATTAAATCTAGAATCAAAGCCAAGTTTTTGGTCTTCCATGTAACCAACTTGCCATTCACTATGAGAGCCTAATCTATTTAAATCTGAAGCAACTCCAAATAACTCGTTTGCTAATTTAGTTCGAGCTTCAATTTGCATTTTAATTTGTCTAACTAATTGGTCACCAGTTAAATCTCTATCTAAATTTGTAGCCATAGCCATAGCCATTTCTCTTTCAGATAAAGCGCCAAATGTAGCCATGTTAATTACACTAATACCCATCATGTTAGCAATGCTTCCTAACTGTGCTTGTTCGGCTGTCATATTAGGCATAAGTTGGTTTTGAAACCAACCTGTAACTGTATCAGCGTTTAATTCACCAGTATGTCTGTCAATTAATAAATCTAAAGCTTGATTGTATTGTTCAATAGAAAGAACAGCTCCACGACCTTCTTCAAATGCTTTTGCACTATAATCTCTAGCTCGTCTAACGTCTTCAGCTTTATCCTCAACACCAACTCGCATTTCTTCTTTTTCTTTATCTGTAAGACCTTTTGCACCATCAACATCAACTCTAAATATTCTTTTACCAACAGGCTTATTAGGGTCTGTAACAATTTTGTATTGTTGCCCTGTTTCTTGGTCAACTTGTATTGGACTAGAACTTATTGTGAAATCTGTAACACCAACTCCCATTTCTTTCATTGCTAATGCTGATATTTCAGTAGCTTTTTCAGGAGCAACTTTAAGATATGTTATTAAATCGTTAAACGCAGGATATTGAGCAACTTTAGATTGAAGCATTGCCATAACACCTTTAGAGTCATTAACTTGGTCAATGTCCTTAATTGCTAATTTCATAGCTTCTGTACCATCCATAGCACCACTTTCAACAAATCCTGCTAAGTTTGGTTTACCCATTTTTATAAGTGCTTGGACAGTACCATTTAAATTTTTAGCTTTAGCAGATGTATCTATAGTTGATTGAAATGATTTTGCTAAATTAGCATCAGGCTCTAAACGCATAGAGTTAAAACCAATACCAAGACGTGCTACTTGTTCTTGGCTCATTCCTTGAAATAATTGATTGCTTACACCACTCACTATTCCCCCTACACCACCAAAACCTTGATTAGTATTGTTACTTGCTGTTTGCGTAGGTTGTTGAGGTTCTTTAGCATTTAAAAGTCCTTTACCACCGCCCATAAACTGGCTCAATAACCCCATTCCTAATATTTGACCTAAACCTAAACTCATTTTTTAGCCTCCTGTGTAACCACTAGCTCCTAGTGATAGGTAATCAAACAGACCCGGTTGTTTAGTTGTTGTTGTAGTCTGTGGTGTTGTTGGAGTGACTCCTAAAGCGGCATTTAAATAACTAAGACCTTGAGCAGGATGATTAACATATCCTTGATACTTAGCTTGTGCCGCATCAAATACTGCTTGTTGTAATGCTTGTTGCATAGCACCTTGTTGTGCTAAGTTGTTATTAACAGTTTGACCCATACCAAAACCTAAGTTAGATATATCAGCTAATTGACCTGCCGCTCCTAATCTTTGGTTAGCACCTTGTAGTCCTGCTGATTGATTTGCTAAACTAGCTTGTAGTTGATTAGATATGTCACCCATTCCGGCTTGTTGATTAGCTAGTTGACCTTGAAAGTTATTGCCAATATCTTGTAATGCCGCTTGTTGTGCATTGCCATACCCTGCCTGTCTTAAACCTGCTGATGATTTTGCTAATTGACTTAGTGTCTCTCTACCTATGTCACCCATTGCAACACCATGCCTACTACCACCATATGCATTTGCGGCTTGTGCTTGACCTTGCAATTGACCCATACCAATATTAGCACCACGTAATATGTCAGCTTCATTAGCTTTAATTACTGCATCATTATATGGGTTCATGTAAGGATTTAAATCTGTACTAGCGAGAGTTTGTGGTGTTACTGTTGCACTTTGTCCTGCTACGTTTACCTGACTAGGTGCGTAAGCCATTCCTGCCGCAGTTCCCATACCTGCACCTTGTATACCTTGAGCCGCAAGGCTATTAATATTTGGTGGTGTTGTTTGACCTCCGGGCAATCCTTGGTTCGCCATCTTTATCTCCTATCTAATGTTTCGGTAATAACTATCGTAAAAAACGTTGCTATGTGGATTTGCATTATATTTTGTCTCTAAATTCGGTGCATCTCCTGCTGACTCTATAAATTGTACTGGGGCATCATTTGTACCCCCACTTACTTTCCCATGTTTGGATTTCCATAAAAACTGCCACCACTAGTACGTGCAGGTGTAGCACCTTTACTATCTAATCTACTGCTTAAACCTCCACGCATACCTGCTTCTATATCTGCTGTGTCATCCATTGCAGGGTTTTCTCTAGCTATTTGTCTTGCTCGTGCCGCACCACCACCACCTCGATAATTTGGGTTGCTTGGTGTGTAACCTCTACCATTTGGTGAACCACTAGCCATCATTGTGTTAGCATCTATGCCTTGATTGCCGCCACCACCAAAGCTAAAATTAGCACTACCTTTAAAACCACCTTGACCTGTCGATTGTGTAGTTGGTACATCAGCACCAAACAATGCATCGTACTGAGCTACAGCATCAGGTTGTTTAGCTTTAAGTTCTGCTAAAGCTGTTTCATACATAGGTTGTGAACTATATCCACTAAAACCATCAAAATCTGTTGGTGTTGGCATACCTGTTGTAGCTGTTAATGTACTATTAGGGTCAAGTAAACCAAAAGCTTGTGCTGTCGCTATGTTGTTATTCATAGCCGCATTTTGCATTGGATTGAAAGCCGCAACTTCTGCTCCATAATATGGCATGTACTCAATTCTTTGTACATCTTCAGCACGTTGTAAATTTCTTATTGCAGGGTCACGAATCCAAGCAGGAATCGTTGTCTCTTGCGTTTTGCTACCACCTTTTCCACCGCCACCACTCATGTCAAAACTCCTTTAATAATGTTGTGAACTGTTCTGTCCAACCTTTAGACTGAAGGACTTTTTTCCAACCTTTACGTCCTGCTACTGTCATCCCATCACAGCCTTGTTCTTTACCCCATGCCATTGCATCATCATGCATGTCCGTAATTTGTTTAATTCCATAGCCTTTATCACCACCTGCTAAGAATACATGAAGCACTTTCTTATTAGGATACACGATTACTTCAGTTACTGCACATCCGTTTGCACCCATCCAT